GTTGCAGTTTCTTGCCGGTCCCTCGCACGTCATAGGGACATCGGAGCATGAGCACGTCCTCCGTGAGTTCCTTGAGCCTCTCGCGGAGATCCGCCGCGTCGGTCAGCACGTCGTCGCAGTCCGCCCAAACAAGCCAATCGCCGGTGCCTTGAGCGAAGGCCTGGTTGCGAGCCCTCGCGAACGAATCGACGTGCCGCCACGCCTGCGCAGTGACTCCGTTTCGATAGTCCGAGAACACGATCGGGACCGCGTTGCGCTCGCACCAGTCGCGGGCGAGTTGCTCCGTGTCGTCGGGCTCTTGCGAACCGATGGCGCGCACCAGTGAGAGTTCGTCGATGATGCCGACGAACGAATCCAGCATCGTCTTGATGTGCGCGGTCTCGTTACCGGCAATTACGCAGAGGGAAATTGTCATGTTGTGTGTTGCCTCCGGTGTGCCAAGTCCTGCGAAACGGTCAAAACAAAAAGCCCCACGCGGTGAGGCGTGGGGCTGTTCTGAAACCTAGTTTAGGTTAGCTGTATTGGGTCGTGATAAGCTGACCCGCGTTCGCATTGACGACCTTCTCGGCAACAAAGTGCGAAGCGCGCACGATGTTGGATTTGATCGCCTCTTCGCGGTAGGTCGAGACGCCGATCGCGCTGCCGTACTCGCTCCAGTTCAACGTGAAGGCAGCGCCGCCTCCGAAGAAGCCGGCGGACGCCTGCGTGACCGAGCCAACCCAGATGAGAGTGTTGGACCAGACGTTACCGGCAGCGAACGCGACACCCTCAGGGGCAGTATCATAAGAAGCCCTACCAATCAGCACTTGACTGACGCCGAAGACCTCAGCGGCCGCTGCCGTCGAGGCGTTCAGGATCGTGTCGGAAGAAATTCCCGCGCCGCGCAGGCGGTTCTGGAACTTCGTGCTCGCACGGATGCGGGTCCACACTGGGTATGGAATGATGGCAGTCAGGTTCGTCACGCTCTCGCCCTTCGCCAGAAGGCGGTCAGTGGCCTCTTGCACGTCAGCGCCCACGTCGAACGTAGCCAGATTCGCAGTCGTGTAAGCGGTGCCGCTGTTCGTCGCCGTGAACGTGGTATTATCGAACAATTTCGCGGCCACGCGCAGCTCGTGCGCGAGGAGCAATTTCCGTTTCGCGAGCTTGGCGGCGATGACTTCTGCGTCGAAAAAACGGGCGACGTCAAGCGTCACGGTATCGTCTACAGCCTCCTCGTATCCAAACTCAAGGGCTGCATAGGTGTCTTGGTTAAACGCACGCGTGCCGCGAGCGTAGGCGCTGTATGCGGCGCGGTTCTTTACGTCGCTCTTGAGGAGCTGGCCCTCTTTGAGGACGAAGGAAGGATACTGACCGGCGCGCACGGGCACGTCGAGAATAGGCATGACCTGAGTGCCGATAAGTCCGGCCTCATAGTCTTTGGCCTGCTCGACGACTCCGGCGATGTCGCCGCGGAAAATGGCTGCTGAATTTGTGTACATGGTAAGATTTTTTAGGGTTTAGAAGTTCTTCGGCAGGATCTCGATGATCGCCGAAGCGTCCGAGGCGGTGGTGAGCGACTTGCCCACGGTGATCGTGCCGGTGATGGCGACGCTTCCGTTGGCGGTTGAGTAGAGTGTATCCCCAACGGTGACCGGTCCGGCGAGCAAAGTGGCCTTGATGGTCGTGCCGCCGAGGAACTGCACGGTGACTTGGTCGCCGGAAGCAGCGTCGATCAGAGCGACGCCGTCAGGGAGCGAAGCGGTGGCGGAAAGACCGACCCCGCGATTGGAGGAAATGGACACGAGGCGGAACGCGGTGATAGCCGAGTTCGCGACGAACGTGCCGCTATTTTGGAATGAAGTAGCCATGATAGTGGTGGTTTAGAGTTTGACGAGTTCGCCGCCCTGCACGCGTGCGCGATACGCAGCGTAGAGCTCGGCATGATGTTTGACCGCGAAGGAGATCGCCGAGGATTTGTCGCCCTTGAGCTCGGTAGCTTTTGCGGCGACGACGTCCTCGAACTTCTGCGCTTGCGCGGCGGGTTTGGGAGCTTCGGCCGAGGCGATCGGAGCGGCTGGCGCACCGAAGGACTTGGCAAATTCTTTGACGGCTGCGAGAGCCGCGGCGTTGGCCGCGAGTTGCACGACCTCAGTCTGTGCGCTCATCGCGGCGGGTTTCTCTTCAACGGGAGGAGGCAGCGCAGCTTCGAGCTTCGCGAGTTTTTCGTTCATGGACATCATGGCGGATTGGATCATGCCCTCGATGGCCTTTTTCATTTCTTCGTTCATGGGTAATTCGATTTCGATTTTTGCTTCGGGCTGCTCAGCGTCTCCGTTCTGAAGTTGTTTCAGTTTACGGCTAAAAATTCCCGAGGGATTTGCGGCAGGCTCTGACACGAGGTCCACCGAGTAGATTTCCGAGCACCGTTGCAAAGTCGTGAGCTTATCCGCGCTCTTTTCTGACGGACCCGAGAACGCAATCGAGAGCCCGAACGTGTCGGGAATCCGCTCGGCGATCTCCAGGATGTAAGCGCGATGCACCGAGGATTCGAGTAGGTGCAAATCCCCGAGTAGCTTTTCGCCCTCGATGCGCAGCGTATCGATGTAGCCGACGATGTCGCCTGCGCCGCCGCTGTGATCGAGCTTTACCTTGAGCCCGCCCGAGTATTGCTCGGCAGCTTTTTTGACCTGCTCCAGCGTCTTGTCGTCGATCATCACGCCGTGGCCCAGAGCTGGGCCTTTGGTGATGAGCGAGACGCCGCGAATGATGCCGGTCTGCGCGTCGATGACGCCTGCGGAGGCTGCGAATGTGATGACGGGTTCCATCGCCAAGGCGACGGCCGTCAAAACTAGTCCTTCTTCTTGGCCTCGCGCCGCCACCGCCAGAGCAGAAACGCAATGCCTAGCAGCGTGCCGACAAGTGCGGCGACCTCGTTGACTTGCGACAGGCTCAGCATCGCAGCGGCTGGCGTTGCGGCGGTGAGGACCGCCCGTGTGTGGTCAGCGTTCATTTAGTTTTGCTCCTCATTTCCATGATCTTTTCCAGCGTCCTGCCCCCAAAATAGAAGCTCATGATCAGCATCCCCCACTGCCCAAGGAGTGAAACATAGGCTTCCTTTGCGTCGTACCCGAACGCACTCATGCCGGCAAAAATGAAGTAGCCCGCGAGGATCGCCGCGAGCGTCAGCGGACGAATGTTCTTCGACCACCACGAGTCCGACGCCATGTCCGCCTGCAACCGTTGCGTGAGGTTATCCTGCTCCACCTTGTACGCTTCCAGGTCCGCGTTCATCTTCGCCAGTTCTCCGCTTTGTGCGAGCTGCGCCAACTCAAGCTGCGCCTTGGCCTTGGCCTCGGGGTCAGGGATGAGTTTGTCGATCAGCTTCGTGCCGATGCCTAGAATTTCAGCGAGGGGGAACATGGCTCATTTCTTTTTGTTAAACATATCGAACAACGCTTTGATTTTCTCCTCCAGAACTGCCACGCGCAGATCGAGCTTCGACAGCACGATGATGAGCGTGATCATGCCGAGGAAGATAGGCCACCCCTTCACGAGAATTTCGAGTGCGTCCATAATACATTAGGGGCGGATGTAAGTTCACGCCTTCACGGCGTCGGCTTGTCCACGGCAGCGGCCTTGAGGCTCTCAATCTCCGCCAGCGCAGCCGCGAGTGAGTCCACGAGCAGATTGAGGCTCTGCTGTTGGAGCTGCTGCACGATGGCCGATTTGTGTTCGTCTTTGGTCATGGGAGAAGCTCAAAGCCCGCATTGACCGCCAGCACCTCGGCAAACGCGTCGTCGTTGACCCAGACGGCGCATTGCTCCGCCGTCGCAGGCACGAGCCCCACGGGCATGATTTCCACGCCGTCCGCATCGAGAAGGTGGCAGTCGGCCACGGCGGTGGGCGATGTGTATTGGATGTAGCGGACTTGGAAGAGCACTCCGACTTTCGGGGCTGCGGGTGAGCCCATTGTGTAGGGCGCGATAGGGATGATGGTCATGGAATTAGTCGTTGGTTGTTTTCGCTGCGAGGTAGAGAGTCACGCCGTTTACCACCATTGTGATCGTGCGGTTGGGCGACGTTGGGGAAACGGTGTTCACGGTGTTTCCAATCGTCACCGCGCCCGCGAAAGTGGCGGCTTGGGTCGCAGAAATCGTGAGGGCGTTTACTCCATTTGTCCGAATCGCTACCGGCAACGCTGTCCCTGTGCCGATCAAAAGGTTGGTGGCATCATATGCGATGTACCACTGAAGAGTCGTGCCCGCATCGCTGTACCCGTAGATTCCACCGATTCCGTTTGCGTTAGTCAGCTTGACCGCACCAGACGCAGAATAACTACCAAACAAATCGCCAACTGCCGTCACCGCGCCCGCGAAATAGCTCGCCGCTGCCACGCCGATGCCGCCCGCGACTTGCAGCGCTCCGGTGATCGCGGAGGAGCTTGCGGCGGTGGAGGAGATGGAGACGTTGCCCGTCCCGCTCGCTACCGTGAGCGCGGTGCCGAAGCTGCCCGTGCCGAGCGTGAGGTTGGACGCGGCGGGGGAGGTGAGGGAGGAGGCACCGAGCGCGCCCGTGACCGTCAGCCCCGTCGAAGCAACGTCGAGCACCTTCGCACCGCCAACCGCAACGCCGATGTTGTTCGCGCCGATGCTGTAAAGCCCCGTGTCTTGGTCGGCATTAAAAGCAAGGCTCGGATTTCCCGCCGTCCCCGCAGCCGCGTGCACGCTGCCGGTTGGCGTGATCGTGCCAGTCACCGCGAGTCCGGTGGAGCTGATCGCCGCGCGAGCCACTCCGCTCGTCGCGAATCCAATCGCATTTGCTGCGCTCGAATAAAGTCCGGTCGTCGGGTAGTTGGTAAAGTTCAACGCAGGAGCCGCTGCCGTGCCGTCGTCGAGCGTGATGTTGCCATCGGTCGCCGTGATCGTGATCGAGCCCGCGCCGTTCGAGATCGAAATGCCCGCGCCCGCGGTCAGCGTGCTGTTCACGAACGCACTTCCATTGCCGATGAGGAGCTGCCCGTTGCTCGGCACAGGCACGAGGTCGGTCATCGTTGTGACGCCGCCACCACCGCCACCGTTGCCGCGTGCCGCGCTCAGAGTCCAATCGCCCGCCGTGCGGCTCGGCCGCTCACGGTTGCCGTCGATGTTCGAGACGAAGCTGTCGCCGTTGATCGTGACGAGATCGAGCCGCTGATAGGTTTCATCGGGCATCCAGCGCCCGCGAGGATTCAGCCCGCGCGGCTCGGCGAACTCCTTTCGCAGTTGGTCGATTTCGCCAGCGCGAGGGAAGCGCGAGAGTTCGTCGGTGACGATTTCCTTCACCGCGTGCGAGAGCATTGACGCAGCGTCCTCGATGCGTGCCTCGGCCTTTGCGAGCAGGTTCGCGTTCTCCGCGCGCTCGGCCATGAGCACGGAGTATTTCGCGGCGGTCGTGACCTCTAATTGCTTCGACAACTCCTCGACTTTCGCCGCGAGAGCCGCGCCGGTCTTCGCGTGCTCGTCGGTCGCACGCGCTCGGCAAAACTCTTCGAGCTCGGTGCGGATCTGCGGCTCGGTCTCCTCAAAGGTGCGCTCGATTTCCGCGTTGAGATGCTCGCGGAGCGTCGGCAGTTGCTCGACGAGTTCGCGAAGCTCGGAGCGTTGCACGATTGCTAACTCGATAAGCCGTTCGATTTGGGTCTGGGTGTCCATTTTGTTAAAGAGTTTTTTCGATTGGCTTTGCGAGTTCGATGATACCTTTACCGTTCAAAATTGGCTTTGAAACGTCGGCGAGTTTTTCGCTGAATTTTGAGCGGTATTCAATTAATGCGCTCAGCCATTCATCCGCGCTGGGTTTTGATTTCTCGATGAACGTGCGCTCGACTTCCATCTTCGCGGCCAGATCGACGCGAGTGATTGAGCTTTGAGCCTGCGTGCGTGCACCTGCTTTGTTCAGCCGCTCGACGATGGCCGTGGACCACGAGTAGCCCGCGTCTCCGCCCCAGCCGTTCCATGCCTGCCAGCCCTTGCCCTGCGTCTTCCAAGTCGCGCCCTGCTTGTCGATTTCATGCCGGTCGAAGTAAGCCTTCATCCGGCGAACAGTGTCCTCGGATAGCGGGCGCTTGTTAAGGATGTCGCGAGCGCGGGCAAGACCGACAGCGGTCATTCCGCGATTCGATGGCGTCGCCTTTTCGCGAGCAGCGAGCGCACGTTTCGCGTTGGCGATCATCGCGTCGTTCGGGATGTAGGAGCCGTCCGCGAGGTTAATCGTGATGAGGTTCGCGCTGTTCTCGACCTGCTCCACGGCCGCAGCCGGTGCGGGCTCAGCCGGTGCCGGTGCGACGCTCGCCGCCTGCGCCTCTGCCGCGCTGACGCCCACCGCGTCGCCCGCTGCGGCTGCGGCCGCTGGCGTGCTCGGGAGTGAGTTCGTGGTGAGTCGGATCGCGGTCTCGGGAACGCCGTATTTCTCGGCGAGCTGCTTCACGTAGGCCGCTTCGATCGCGATCTGCTCCAGCCGCGTGAAGGCATCCGTGCCTTCCTCGGCCGCGATCTCTTGCAGCGACTTCGCGCCTTGCCGGTTCTCGTTCATGTTCGCGGCCGACTCGCGGCCCACGTCGATCGAAAGCTTTGCCGGGAAACGCCACTCGCCCGACGTTGCGCGACGCAACGCGTGAACCATCGTCTCGCCAGCGAGCAGCGGAGGCGGCGGGATTTCCCCGCGCGCGATGGCGTCGAGGATGACCGCGTCTTTGATCGGGTCGAGGACCTTGTCAGTGAGCACGCCCTGCTGGCGGGTGAAGACGCGGTCAGCGGCGGCAAACTCTGCGCGGACGCTTGGGCCTTTGTAGTCCTGAGTCGTGAATAGAACTGCCTCGGGCACACCGACTCCGATGGCTATCTCCTTCATTAAATGCTGGACGAATCCCGTGAACGCCTGCGACGGACGCGACGGCATGACCTCGACGCGGTCGCTGTTCTGGAAATAGCGAATCATGCCGACCTCGGTCAGCTCGTTCTTCTGCTGCTGTCCGCTCGGGAGAGAGAGCGCGGGATTCGGCTGAAACAGGTTGCGCGGATTCGCGATGCCGCGATCGTTGAAAATGAGCGCGGCCTGCTGCGATGAGAAACGCACGCCCGCTTTCTCGGCTTGCAGGATGTCGTGGAGCATCCGCGCCGTCTGAATCGCGGCGTGAAAATCTGTGATTCCGCGGTACTGGTCCACCCGAAACGGGTCCATGTAGTGACAAAACTGATTCGCGGGAATGTCCTCCGCGCCGAAGTAAACGCCATCCCGAGTCACGCGATAAATCCGATACGCGACCGGCTGGCCGAAGTCGTTCGTGACGATGCCTTGAAAGTAATTGTTCGAAGCGACGGCCGAGTCATTTGGGTTGCCGATGCGCGTAGCGGGCACGAGTTGGAGCTTGAGCCCTTCGCCGCTGCGCCGGATCACGAAACCGCAATCGCCATCGACCGGACGCTCCTCGGCGGCGAGCTGCACGAGCTTCTTGAAGCTGTGCCGGTTCGTCACGTCGCACGATTTGCACCAAGCGTGAAAGTACTCGCTGATTTGCTGGTTGTAGTCTCGATCGCCGGTCGTCGGTGAGTACTCGTTCGGCGTCAGATACGTCCCGAACTTGCGCGAGATTTCGCGAGCCTCAGGGAAATTCTGCACCAAGTCCTGCGCCTCATACATCATGACCACGCGGTCCCGCTGGTTCTGCGAACTCTCCGCTGGCTGGGCGTATTGTTTCGGAGCGTAGAGCCGATTCGTTCGCGCTGCGTTGTATTCAAAAAGCGACTTCGCGACGCGAGCCTCTAGCCGTTTCAGCGCCCACGTCGGCGCGATGTTTTCCAGCGCGCGGTCGAGCCACGGCTTTTGAGCGATCAATTTTGACGCGTCGAAAAGGTCGGTGTCCATGTTGGTCAGTTGCCGGTGAAGCTCACAAAGGTGGTATCCGTGGACGTGCCCGCCGCGTTCGTCAATGCGTCTTGCAAGTTGCCGAGCATGTTGTTCAGCGCGTTCAGGTCCGCGCGGCTCACGCTTTTTCCGTTCAGGCTGTAACTCTGGTTTAGGAGCACGGCCTGAATCGCGTCGATTGTCTTGGTCTTGAGCGCAGTGAGGGTCGCGCTGTCCAGTCCGAGAAATGGGTTGTCGAGCATACTTGTGCCCGAAACGTCAAACTCGGCTCAGTCCTTGGCCGGCGTGTAGCGCACCACGTTCGCGATCGTAGCCATACAGAGCATCATCGCCGAGGTGTCCAAGCCGTGGTTCGGCGCGTTGCTTTTCACTTCGCGCCACTCCCACACGCCGGTGCGAATCTCCACCTTCGACTCGCCCCGCAGGTGCTCCAGATAGAGCGGATTGACGTCGGCCGGTAGGAGCCATTTGAGATCGCCCTTGGCTTCCAGCGCGTTCGCCACCAGGTCCTTGAAGTAGTCGCCGGACCAGTCGTAGTAGTAGACGTCCCCGCCCCGGTAGTCGCTCACGCGCGGATCGCTGAACGGGAAGTTGATGAGCTTGTCGCTGGCGTCGTCCCGCATCGTCCATGTCTTGCGAGCGTGCCCGCGCATCCCGCGCCAGCCAAAGTCCGCGCAATCGCGGTCCACGTCGGCGGGTCGGTAGCCGCGATCTTGAGCGACGCACGCGTCTTGGACTTTGTAACGATGCTGCATTTGCCGGAGCTGGTCCCGCGTCTCGATGCGCCCGAAATAAAGCTGCTTGTAGGTCGGTCCCGTCGCCGAGCTGAACGCGCCGATTTCCACCCACCAGTGATCTTGCTGCCGGTCGATCGACATGAACCGGATGACCTCGCCGTCGATGCCCTCGCCGTTGCTGAACTGCGCCACGGTGTAGTCCGACTTCGTCACGAAGAGGTTGACCACCTTTTTCTCCACAACCCACGGGCGAGCCTCGCGCTTCGTGCGAAACTCGATCTTCATCATGTCGTCGCCCTGCCGCACGAAGTGATTGTCCGCCGAGCAAAACTCCTCGACGAGAAGCCGCATCGGTCGGCTCACGACTGCCTCGACGCGGAAGCTCCGAATCTCCGACGGCGCGGCGGAATTCATCGGTACGTAGCGACCCGCCCGTTTCCACGCGTTGCGCGTCGTGTCAGTGTCCGGTGATTCGTGGCCGCAGTGAGGGCACCGGAAGCGGCACGAGGCGACCGCCCGAGCCACGTCCCATGTCCCGTCATCGCGCTTCGCCGCCGCGTCCCAGACCACGCCGCCGCGCAGTCCCGTCTCCTCGTTCTTTTCCAGCGCAAAGGCGAGCGGGTGCACCTTGCGGCACGACGGACACTCGGTGCTCCATTCCTGCTGATTGCCCTGCCGATAGCTCGTGTCCTCCACGTTGCCGGTCTCCAGGTCCATCACCGGAGCCTGCGACGTGTTGTAGATCTTCGACCGCCCGACTTCTTCGAAGCGACTGACGCGGGCGACGGCGTGACCATACACCTCCTGCCACTTCGGGAGCCAGATTTCGTCGTTGATCTTGTAGCGTATCGACTGCGACTGCTGCGAGGAAAGATTCGCCGGGTTGAGCAGGAAAAAGAAGCCGCCGAAGTAAATCTCGGTCGTCGTCCGGTTCGGTCCGACGCGCGGGAGCATCGTGGAGACCGGCTTGCATGATTCAAAGATCGGATTAAGCCGCGACTTCGCGTGCCGGTCGATCATCTCGTCGGTCTGCATCGTCCATGAGATCGGCCCGGCGTCGTTCGCGATCAGCCACGGCACCCAGATATCAGCGACCAGCGTCCCGCCGATTTGCACGGCCTTGCGGAAGTGAACGCGACGCACGAGCGGATTTTGCAGCGCGTCGAAGATCGGAACGAGCCACGGCGAAATCTTGACGTTGAACGGACCTGGAGTCGCGTAGCTCTCCGGCAGGATGATGTGCTTGCGAGCCCACTCGTAGATCGGCGAGAGGTCTGGCTGCGGGAGGCGCATTTTAGAGAGCAAAGCGTCCACAGTTGTCATGCCGGGGATTTTTCAATCCATCTCGCAACGCGGCGAGGCCCTCCTGTTCGCCAGAGCACGCCGGCAGCAAATATTTCTAGCTGATCGCTACGGCCCGCCACGGCCCGCCGCACGCACCACGGCACAACGCGCCCGTCGCCGAAATAGGTCACGCCCACGCGCACGATCTGGCCACGGGCATCGTGCAGGGCGCGACGGCGGAGGGTGTCGGCATCCGGTCCGCGGGCGATGCGAGCCGCGGCCTGCGTCGCGTGCGAGCGCCGCGCCCAATCTTGGGCGACGGCACGGCGTTCTGGGCGGGGGTAGCGGAGGAGGGCGGCGAGCATTAGCGGAAATTATGTCGAGCAAGTCGTGCTATCTGCTTTGTTAGCCAAGACAGGCTCGGCGTATTGAACGCCACACCCGCAGCCGCCCCAGTCGTCGCGCGGGAAGTCTTCCCCGGCTTCGACACGTTCGCGGAGTTGGCGCAGCGTCATCGTTTTCGTGGTGCCGCCACGTCGGTCGCGCAGTATGGAATACCACGCGCTAGAAATTCCGCGCGAATCGAGGTCAGCTTGGGTCGCAAGCTCCTCCTCTTCCCATTCGCGATACTGTTCCGGTAGCACACGCAGCAGATGCACGAAGTGCGATTGGCCAGCGCGCACGCACCGACCGCCGCAGTTGTTGTGCGGGAAGCCGAGTTTGTAGAGCCGCGGGATTTCGATGCCGAGCTTTTCGGTTTCCGCGATCATCCGGCACTTGTCCCAGATGGGTTCCTCGGTCATCGGCGCTTCGATTCGCCAGTGCGGTTTATCGCGCCGCATGTTTTCCAGCCGGTGCCCCTCGGTCCAGTCCATCCCGATGTAGATGGTCGTGTCCATCTCCCAGCAGTTTTGCGCGTGCCATTCGTCCAACGGCTCACGCTTGAGGTAGATTGAGCAGAGCGGGAATTTGTTATTCGCGATCATCCCCTGCCGCCGGAAGAGTTGCCACGGCGTGAGCCCCACGCAGACCCGCGTTATCGGGATTCCGAGGTGGGCGCTTGTCTCCTGGTTGAAGCGGTAGAGGTCGGGGTCTTCGATGAGCGTGTCCGCGAAGAGCAGCACCACGTCTGCCGCACCATACTTCGCGACCACGCGCTTTGCGGCCCAGAAGGAGCAGATTCCGCCGCTATAGTTGATGATATGTTTCACGAAGAAAAACGGAGGCTAACCAGACGCCAGAGCCAACGACCCCGATCCGTCCTTTGTCGGGCACGGTAGCGGTTTCGCTCGCTAGGGTGAAATTTGCGGGGTCGTGGCTCATCTCAGGAGTTGGGTAGACGGGAAACCCACGCAGTGAAAGCCGCGGATTGGCTGACGCCTTTTCCGCTGCAGTAGGCCGCAAAGCGGGCGGCCACCGCGGCTCTGACCCTGAGCGTGATTGCAGACCGCGGCGCGGCAGGCTTGCGGCCTGCGCCGGGCCTTTTTCCCCCGCGGCTCATGCCGCCGCCGCGTAGTGTGCGGCAAGGTTTTTCCCAGTCGAGCGAAAGACCGCTTGGTTTAGGCGGTCGAGGCCAAGCTCGGTCGTTACATCAAACCCGTAGGCCGCGTTTAGCTCCGCGGTTACTTTCTTGGCGGCGGCGATGCGGGCTTGGCGGCGCTCTTCGTTGCCCGCGGCCTTGACCGCTGCCGCGGCTTGTTTCTTGGCGACCGCGGCAAGGTCGATCATCTGAAAGCCGCTGCCGGAGCAGCCATAGCAGCGGGTGCCGTCCATCATGTTAAAGGAGTAGTTACCGCTTCCGCCGCATCGCGTGCATTTCTGTTTGGTTTTCATGTGTCAGAGCTTGTCCGGTGTTTGATTGATTGCAAGCACTATTTCAAACAATCTTTTCCCCCTCCCGCGACTGCGCCAACGCCTCGCCCTCGAAGGTGGCAATGTTCGCGTTGATGACCTCGCGGATCTCTTGCAAGATCACGCCGCCCTCGACGTTCAGCTCGGCCGCGTTCATGCCGACGCCGCGCGGCCCCAGCTCGACTTCGAGCTTGAGGCGGAGGAGTAGGTTGAGCTTCTGGCCCAGAGTGACCAGCATCGCCTCAACCACTTCGCGGTCGATGACGTCACCGGACTCGCGCTCGTTCTTGGAGCGGGCGAGTCGGATTTGCTCGCGCATGAGCTCGGCTTTGAGTTCCGAGAGCGTCGAGTCCTTGAGCCTCCCGAGCCCGTTGCGGTCCGCCCAGACCTTGACCGCTGCCGCGTCTTCGCCGTGCGGAAAGCCGTCGCGCTTACGCCAGTTGCGCAGCGTGCGCGTGTCGATTTGTAGCGCCTCGGCGATGGCGGTTAGTTCGGGCTCAGGTTTGGGCATATTTTGCGCCTTTGCTGATGTTTTCAGATGCCCACATCGGTTGAAGATTGCGCCAATTGAAACACTGAAGCACCTGCTCTTTATCGCTCAAATCAAACGATGCGCACGGCCTGATGTGATCGACGTGCCATGCGCCGTAATTGTCCCACGACATTCCCTTTTCGAATTTGCCCTCGATGTAACTTCTCAAGAATCCAACTGGGCAACCGACTAGAGAGAATGAGCCGACGCCATTCACTCTCTGATTTTTCATGGCTGACCATATTCGACTCATCACGGTCTTTCTTAGCCTTGCGGATGGAATGGCCATCTTCTCGCGCCATCTCGCTTTTCTCGTTTCACTGGGAGTCAGCGAATCTTTTGGCTTGTCGTAATTCCTTCGCTTGGTCGTGTCGATTCCCGCCTCCTTGAGAGCGTTCAAAACCTGCCCGCCAGATGTTCCAAACTCCTTGGCGATTGTTTTGGTTCCTCTTCCCTGGTGGTATCGAGCCATCATAACGATGATGTTGTCCCATGCTTTGCTCGCGCTTGATCTGAACTGAATTGCATTGCTGCCGTCCTTAACGTGTCGCGAGGTCAGCCAATCAATCACGTCACCCTGAATCACTTTGTGGAGCTTCCTGTCGTGAGCCCAGCCCTTGGTTTGATCGTGAATCATTCGTCTCAGTCTTGGGCCCACCATTTGCCGATGGAAGAAAAGCGACCCCTTGCAGCTCACGTCCACCAGAGCCATTCGAGAGATTCCTTTTGATTGCGATAATTCTGAGATCGTCTGCTCGCAGGTTTCGCCCGTGTAAATGTTTTGCCATCTGTGCAACCACCCCACGCGAGAGTCTGGCGTTTTTGGCGCACGCCGAAAGTTTTGCGTCGGTTTTCGCGCGTCCACCTTTTCGTCCCATAGCTCTAGCTGCTTCATTTAGCGAAACGATTGGTTGTGAATCCATTTAGTCAATTTTCTTTTGCGTCTCTTGCGGAACAATGGTCAAAAAACATTACGTCCGTTTTTGCCTTAGGTCGCTTAACC